CTGCTTATAGAAACTCCATTTAAACTTGCCGGTAATCGGCTCCTTTTCTGACAGCCGATACCACCAGTGATCGTCATCCATGGGGTTGGTGTCCATCCAGATACCACGCCAAGGGCAGCCGCCATTCGACTTGGTAGGGAATCGCCCTACACGGTGAGTTAGACCTTGAACCACTGCCAGAGGCATTTCCCTTGCCTCGTTTACCCAAGCCCCTGTCAATTCTAATGACAGCAGCTTCCGAACATCCTTGGGCTGATCAAGCGCCATGAAGATCACTTCGCAGTCGATCCCATGGGCCTCGCCACGGGCGGGCAGCTTCAAATGGTGACTAATCGGAGGTGACCAACGCATTGGCCCCCATATATGCTCCGGGAATAACTCAAGCCACGTTTTAATCGTGGTTGTCCTAAGTTCCGGGTAAGAGTTCCGAACAATCACAAACCGGGTGTAACGTATCCCATCCTTTGGCGACGGGGGCTGCTTAACGGCTCGCAGCATCATCTCGGCAGCGCAAGCGTAAGACTTCCCGGAACCAACCGGCCCCATTAATCCGCGCACAAAAGAATTGTCGTGTAAAAATTTCCAAGTAGTGGGTGCTTCAGAGAAATCTAAGTCTAGCCCACCGAGTTGATCAGAATAAGTTTTGCTGGTCGTCTTCTCCCTTCTCGCCCTGCTCGTTCTTTGGCTCTGATCCTGATTCAGTCTCGCCATCTTCAATTACCTCATAAGTTGTTGCCGTCGGGCCTTTCATATTGATGCCAATAACACTTGGTCTGCTGTCGCTATCTGCATTCGGCTCCATCAAGCCATGATGCCGAGCCAACACACGCAATGCTGCAAGCTTGTCATGCATTTCAACCTCTATCGCATTGCCATATTGGTTTGGAGTGACCTTTACTTTTTTAATTGCCTTCTGGACGTGGGGAGGGATATCGCTAGACCTAAGCAAAGCCATCGCTCCAGATTCAGTCCATTGGAGTACGTCGGTAATATTTGACGCACCAATAGCTGCCAACTCTTGCTTGATTGCGTCTTTTTCGCTATCGCTTCCGTAAACCAGCGCCCTACGCGCTTGGCGGGTTGTCATTTTGGACATTGCAATGAACCTCTTTGATCTCTGCCATATCAGCAAAAGTTACAAACATTGGAGCGCTTGGCCCCATCACTAAAGGCATGATGATGTTGTCAAAGAACTTGATCGACTCGTCGAATGTGAGATCCATCTCGCTCTGCAGCTTTCCGTATATCTTGGCCGTATCGTATATCAACCTATCTTGCTCAAAGGCTGAGTAGCCAATTCCAGCGACGCAATCGTCAAACCCCTGTAGGCTTATCATGCAATTCATCCTGTAACTCTTGATCCTCAATCTCAGCGATCATGTCCTTTATAAACCAGATCGCTTTGTTAAGGTCATCTTTACCGCCTTTTTCATCCCAGCGCCAGAGGTACTTGATAGCGGAGCCGGTGCAGTAGGCTTCGGCGCCAGACAGGTTTTGTACGGCCGCCTTGATTGCGTCGATGCATTCCATGCCGTTGCGTTGGTAGTGGTTTGGGTTAATTGGGTCACTCATTATTCTCTCCAGAAAAAAATAAAATAATTTTGCGCGAACTCCCCCCTCTATGGTTTGGGGGGTGCGGGGGGAGGGTATACGCACTTTTTGCGATAGCGCCGGCCGCCGTTCCTGCGGGGATCGCAGCTGCCGCTTTTCCACAGCCCATGACGTTGTGCACTGCACAAGATTTAACATAAATATGATTACGCGACATTTGCCTTTTCGTAACTCATTGATATCGTTGGCATTCTCAAACCTGTGGATAACTGTGTGCAATTATTAGTCAATTTGCTCATTTATTGTACAGCCCTGACCAGTTTGCAACCTGATCCAGAGTAGCCGGCGGAGTCCTTCCTTTCCGCAGCCAAGCAATGCACGTCGCAGTAGTTGCAGCTGCCACGTCATCAACGCTAACTCCTTGATTATAAAGAGCTTTTGCTGACAAGAAGCTTGGATTCGGCAGCCGATGGACGCCAGTTGCTCGCTCTACCGATCTCACAAAAGCGTGTGCGAGTATATGGTGATCTGTCGTTTCTTTCCCCCAGACCCCCTTCTTATTATCTGTATCCGCATTGGCGACTTTTATCTTGCCTCCCTCGGTGTACCAGTCTGCTTCAGCCACTTGTGGCCGTGGTGCGTAGAACTCTTCCTTTGTAGGCAGCGCGTCATTGCCAACCCACAGAACTTGGTAGCGGTTCGTCTTGCGTCTGCCAGTCTGCTTGATGTGGCTCGGATACTTCTTTGGATCTAGCTTTCTTATGTAGCCAGCCTTGAGCAACCTAGATATGTGACGCGACACGGTGACGCGAGCTTTGCCGATATGCAATGCAAGAGTCAGAGTTGACGGCCAGCAAACCCCAGCTGCATTTGTGTGCAGCCCTAGAGCTGCCAAGACGTGCAATGAAGTTGGGTGCAACCTATCATCTTGGACGGCCCGAGCAGGGATTACCGAATACTTTCTAGTCTTCGGCTTCTCTTTCGGGTAATCCTTCTTGGGTAGGTTAGAAAGGGATTTCATCATTGATGTCTCCAGCGTCATGATGGAACGTCACGTTCTGCAATCTTGAGGAAGGGAAAGATGCCTTGATCTTGTTTAACTCTGCCATCTTACTTGCCTCCATGACCTCCATGACTTCTGCCATGGTGAAGACGACGCAATTCTTACCTCTCATCTTGGCAGTCACTCGTTGCTGGTCAAACTCATCCGCAACTAAGAAGAACTCTGTCTCCTCTCCCTTGTGATGTAGGTAGTAGAAGTCGTCAGGCTTATTCGACTGACTGATCTCTGCGTCGATCATAGCCAGCCCTTTAACCAGATTGTCAGCTAGCTGCACGTTCTTGTTTTCGTACCACTGACTCCTTAACTTAAAGTATTTGTCAGCCATGCCCGGTGAACACAATCGACTCCAAGCATGGTGTCCCCACTTTTTATTCATTCTTTCTTCGGCTGCTAGTAGCGCCTCCGTTGATGCATCTCTCATTATTCAATTCTCCTGTGACATCTTCCGTGACACCGTGACACCCATAGGGTGGTGTCACGTCACGTCACGCTCCGAGGTCATGTCACGGTTAGTGTCACAAGCGTGACAAGCCATGTCACAACCCACGTCATTGCTCACTCTCCAGCTGTCACGTCTGTGACAACATTCTTGGTAAGCTGCTTAAACTCTAGTCTCCGCCCAGCGTCAAAACTCAGCACGATGTCACGCTCTACAAGCGCATCTAATGCGCGTTTCCACACCTGACGACGTGCTCCTTTTGCTTTGTCATCGACGCCCGGAATGCCGCCTTCGTTCTGTAGCCAATAAAAGAAACTGTCCTTTGCCAAGTACACATCGATCACATTGCTGGTAGCCGAGTCACGCATACAATCCAGCGCCTTGAGCTGCCGAGTGTTGAGATCTGATGCCCTTGCGTCGTCCGAAAGAGCCTCCGAAAGCTTCTCCAGATACACCGATGTTTCGACTCCGAACGTGCCAACCTCGACTGACTTCATAATGAAATACAGATCCTCGCTTGGCTCCGCATCCTTCTGCTTGTCCATGCTGAGCGTGACCTGTTCCGACTTCTTGACCTTGATACTGGTATCGACAGCACCGAGCAGCGCACTAGATCCTCTCATTCCCTTTGAACTGTCCTTGCCTGAGTGATGGATTGCTAGCACCGCACATCCGCAATGCTCTTTGACCAGATCGCAAGCTTTGATGAACCTACCCATGTCCGTCGCTGAGTTCTCATCAGCTCCGAGTAGTGCTCTCGCCACAGTGTCAATGACCACTAGCGAAAACTGGCCGGCATCCTTCTCCAGATGAGCGATAGTTGCTAGCAGCTTCTCATTCTCTGTTTGTGAGCTCAGGTTGACCGCAGTTGGCAGCACAAAAAACGGCAGCTCTGCTTCCGTGTGTCCGGCTCCGCGATTGCTTAGCCAAGCATTGATCCGCTTACCAAGCCCTCCCACGCCTTCACCAGCAATATATAGAACGCTGCCTTGTTCGACAGGCATCCCATGAAAACTGTGACCACTTGCGACGCAGAGTGCGATGTCCAAGGCAACGAACGTCTTACCGCATCCGGGTGGCCCGTACATTGCTGCGAGTCCATGGCGAGTAAACAGCCCGTCAACCAACCACTTGATTGGTGGCATTGACTGCAGCTGCTTGAGACTCATGACATCAAAGATTTCTACCTGATTAGGCTCAATCTCTCCGGGATCCTCGACTGGAGCCTCTATCGTGGGAACCTTGCTGATCAAGGCAACCAGCATCCCCTTGGTCTTGCCGCTATCCAGATAGTCAACCACGTCGCCCTTGTTGCCGGTATGTTCCGACAGGTCAACTAGCTTGATCTCTTTGGCGACTCCGATGAGGGAGTTGACAACCTTAGCGCCATGCTTTTTGCCTACCTCATCATTGTCCGGTATGACCACAACCCGGCGGCCCTCAAGCCACTTACTGTGCTCATCCTTCCATTGACCTGACCCGCCGCTGTTCGTTGTCGCCAGAATGCCTTCAGCGCGTAATCGTTCGACGCACTTCTCGCCCTCGACTACCACAACAGTCGAGTCTTTGCGATGTAAAACCTCTGGCAGATTGTACGGGATCGGATCAATGCCTTTCAGGTTCTTGACCCATCCGCCTTGGCCGTCTGGCCTTTGCTGCCGAAACGTCTTTGAGCCGTTAGCAAAGTCTGTGCGGATGACCTGATAGACCAAGACTCCGTGATCACCGATGTAGTCGTACACCGTTGTTTTATCGCTTTTCTCTACTTTGAATTGAGGATCTTTGGCTAGCCCAAATCTATCTTCAAGAAATGTTGCCATTGATCCGTTAGCGTTTGGATAGGCCAGCTTGCACAGATCAATGAAACCTCCACTTTCTTGCGTCTCATGATCTGTCCAGACTGCCTTCTCAATATCGACTGACTTTGAGCCCTGCGATCCAAAGCGCAGATCGTTACCACGGGATAGGTTTTTATTCTCGTCTCCCCACAGTTCCCGAGCCACGCTAGCAATATGTTGTGCATATTTATGCATGATTCACCCTCGAAAAAAATGCCCCCCGGAGGGGGCGTAAGAATCAGAACCAAGCCTCTCCCGATGATTGAGGCGCTGGCTGGGGTGAAGCAGCCACTGGTTCTGGGGTTGGTGCGGGAGCCGGAGCAGCTTGCGGTGCTGCCTCTGATCCGCTCTCAGGCCGAGCTACCCAGCCTGATAGTTCAAGAACAGGAATTTTCATAGGGTCTACATCCTTAGATCCCTTGAACGCCAGCTTAGCGCACATCCCTTGGTTGGTCTGAAGCCCCTCATGGACAGCGGCCCAACAGTTTTCGAGCGAGATGTTACATCCTTTGGTGTTTGAAGACCATGGCCTCCAGCCAACATCTGGAATGTACACATCAAGGTAGAAACCACGCTTGAATTTGTCCTGATAATCATCGCCCTTAGCCGGTGGCTCAGCACCCGGCACACCGGTCGTTTGATCCCACACCCATTCAGGTGCAGCGCCTCGTGTGATGTAGCCCCATCCGGTTTTCAGGCTAGTCGGGTCGATAATTATCCCCTTCAGATCGAGCAAGATATTGTCGTTTCCATCGACAGCAAACTTGCCAATTGCGTTAATCCACTTCAGATACTGAAGCCCTTCACCCTCACCTCGGGCTGGTTCAATGTTAAGTCCTAACATTATTCATCCTCTTTAAAATCCAGAGTTTCTCTCACAATCGCGCACCATTGTCCGAATGAAATAGTGGCGACTCCATTGAAGTCTTCATCACCATAAGCATCCATCGCCGGCCCCATCCACCAGATGTGAACCTGAACCGGCTGACGATCAACTTTAGTGATCAAGACAGGGCGGCACTTCCAATGCTGCGCGGTTAACCTAACGGCGCGAGCCTGTCTGACTGCCTGTATCCAGAACCCTTGGAGTAATGCCGGGGTGATCTTTGCGTATCGTTTACACTCAATCGCCCAGCCGGGAACGCCGAGAAGGTCATGTCCCCCCTCGGCCGTTTGCATAAGATTGCGCTTGCAGTCGAATCCGAGATGATCCCGAATCATGCCAGCAACTTCTCTCTCAAACGCAGCGCCTTTATTGCGGCTCATTGATCCCATTTCTTAGCTCGTTTGTTGTTCTGGTTTGGCCGATGATAACTCACTGTGTATCAGGTGCAAGATACAATTTAAATTTTTTTTGCATTTAGGTGTTGACATTAGGTGAAACGATCGTTTACATTTAAATCGTGGTCAGGGGAAACCGGCCCGAAACAAGAGAGAAAACAGAGAGAGTCACAAAATGAACAAAGAAATGAAAACAGTGAAAGGGTTGATCAGCGTCGTTACTTTTGACACTAACGATGAGGGTTGTGCAGTGAGTGTCCAGCTGAACGGCGTCGAGATTGCCAGTGGCGACTACGACTTGTGGGCTGGCGCGATCTTCCTGAGCGGTTTCGAGAAAGTGTGTTTCGAGAGCTTTGAGGAAGTTATGCGGTACGCCGCGATGGTGGTTTGTGACCTTGGGGCCGCTGCGTAAGCGGCCTTTTTTTTGGGAGAGTGAGATGATTTACGAACTTCGTTTTTTCAATGACTTCGATGACTGCTTCCGCTTGGAGTGCTTCACTGCTGGCAAGCCGGCCTATGATCGGTTCTGGAAGGTCAGCGAGAATACTGCCAAGGCGCGTGACGCGCTTGTGGCAGCCGGGTGCGATGCGAATGTTGTCGCCAAGAAAATTCAATTGGTTCAGCGTGACGATGGGATGACTTTCATCGTCTGCTGTGAAGAGTGGGGAGAGTGAAATGAAAGAGAATCGAATCGTTGGGCTTCAGCTGATTGCTACTCACAAGAAGACTGGCAAGCGTGAAGAGCTAGCGGGAACAAGGGGTATTGGCTGGATGAGCTTTGAGGAGGCTCAGCGTCAGTACGAATGGTTGGTCGAAATGGCAAAGGCTGAAGACTTTCAGAGAGTCTTCAAAGACTTTGAGATCGAGAAGATTTACACAAAAGTTGAATTGGAGAAGGTGGCGTAAGCCACCTCGGGAGAGTGAAATGAAAAAGCGTGTGTTTAAAGCTGAGACTGTCATCAAGAAGCTGCAGGAAAAATTTCCTGCTTTGAAGATGGCAACGACTGAAGAGTTCCACGGCTACAAGCAGCGGAACCCCGGAGTGTGGTTCAAAAATGCAGCGTATGACTTTGGCCTCAATGCCGATGAGACGCTGTATGCCGGCAAGTATGCCCGGAATGAGCTGCTGATTGCGGTTGAGAAGCTTGGCTATTTTTGTGAGCCATACGATTACGAAACAATTATGGCCTACCCAGCTTGACACTGGGTAAACGAGCGTTTACATTAAAGACTGGTTTGGTTATTTGGGAGAGAGTGAAATGATGAACCAAGCGATACACCAGAAAGCGGTTGCGGCAGCTCAAGCTGCTGCCAATCAGTACCTTGATGAGAACCCAGACAATTGGTATCCATGCGGATTCGCGTGGGTAGTCGCCAATGTTAAAGGCAACACTAAGCAGGGCAAAGCGTTCAAGGCGTGTGGGTTTGACAAATACTACTACGGTGGGCTTGACCTCTGGGATCCAGCCAAAGCCGGGACTCAAGTGATGAACGCCAAGTTTGCTGGCGCTCAAGCCTACGCTGAAGTGGTGAATGAGGCGTTGGGAGAACGCATTGTCCGGGCCGAGTGCCGGATGGACTAGGGGGCTTCGGCCCCCTTCTTATTTGGGAGAGTGAGATGGAAATCAAAGTGGCTTTAGATGTGATGCGTGACTTTGGCCGTGTTGCCAAGGGTCGCGGATACATCAAGTGTGACAGCGACTTGTTCGCTGGTGTTGGTGCTTACAAAGCGTTCAATGGTGACGGGCTGGGAGATCCAGAACTCAAGGAGGCTTACGTCATGGCGAGAGACTATCTCGCTGCGGCAGTGGCCGACACCGTCACTGAATACTACAAGCAATTGGGAGAGTGAGATGAAACATTTCTTTGTTGTGAAAATCGGGGGCTGCCAGATTGCCCATGCGGATGATCTGGAAACGGCCCGAAAAATTGCAGAGCAGTTCATCGGTTATGAAATCTTCAAGATCGATGTGGATTATCAGGGAGTCATGGCTCCCGGCATTTTAGTTGAGAGGGCGTGAGATGAGTGCATATTTGTTTGGAACGAATGAGATTGCTGCGCTTGCAAAGATTTGCAAAGAGGCGATGGGGTATGGTGTTGGCGGTTACCGCCACCCACACAATTGCATTACTAGGAAAGAGTTGAATTGGGCTGAGTTTGAGACGATCTTGGCTGCCGAGAATATCCGCAGCCTTGAGTTTCGGTATCCTCGTGGCGGTGTGGCTGGAGGGTTCCTTGATGGGGAGCAGGATCGCGCTGGTTACTACACCGACTTGGTTGAGCAAACCAAGGATCGTCACGCAATCAAGATCCCCGACAAATACGATGATCAAGTGGCCGAGATCAACCGGTACGAATATCAGGCTTGTGAGTGCAACGACTTTTATGAGAGCGATGCGTACTGGATCTTAGCCAATGCCAAGGAGCGCATCCTTGCGCGGTACGTCAAGCTGCAGAGTGAGGGAAATGTTGACCAAGCGTAAACAATCGTTTACATTAAAGCTGTAAGGAGAGAGAGATGAAAAAACCAGTGATGACAGTTGAGGCGGCCCGAGAAGTCGTTGGCTTCCCAACTCGTGAGAAACTTCGGATGAACATCCGAATGCTTGAGGTCTTGGGTGATGAACGCTTTGCCAGCCAAGACCGCTACCTAGAAGCTGCCAAGATTGTCTTGGCGAACTATCCAAAACTGTGAGGTGAGAGAGATGAAAGTGAGAACGATCAAAGAACATGAGGCGAGCCTTGCCGAGCTGCGCGCAAACTTTGAGCGTCGCATGGAAGCGCAGATGGAAGACGCTGCGCTCAGTATGTGGAGCGATGAGTGTCGCGGCGACGGTGATCGGTACGCAATCCAGCTGCTCAAGAATGGCATCGAGCAGTGCGGCAAAGAAATCCCGATGGAGTGGTTCCGATTCCTGCTTGACGCCGACGGCAACTATGTCGACGCAAAGGAGATCGTCACCCGTGACGGCCGCATCGTCTGGATTCTCGGAGAGAAAGCCGAGGCCAAGTACGGCAGGAAGTTCATTCCTGTTGGTGAGAAAAGCCGGATTCAAAAGCAGCTTGGCCTCCATGAAGACTGGGGCTGGGCCGAGGCCAACCGGTACATCAAGGGACACTGCAGCTGGGTTGGCGGGATCATGACTTATCGAGCGACGCGGCAGCAAGACTGCCCGTTGCCTAACCTGAAGGTAGCAAGCTAATGATGATTCAATCAATTAAATACGACAAAGAGTATGACAGGGGGATGAAAATAAAACTTGTCATAACCTTGAAGACAGCAAGCGGAGAGCCTGAAGATTATAACTTCAGTTATGGCGCCCAGCCTATGGGAATGAGCAAGCTCTTTTATAAAGCCAGCAAACCGCTCACCAACGGACACTATCCGACAACTCTTGTCGCAAAGTTTAGAGATTATGAGAACGTCCCGAGCATCATGAAGAAGGCTCTTGATTTTGTTCAGGCTGAATTGATCTTGAAGAATGAGGGGGTAAAGGAATGAGATGCAAAGAGAGAGTGCCTAAGACTGTGCGCGTGGGCGATGATGCTCGCGTCGCATACTTCGACTGCAACACTACCGGCCCATACGGTGAGGTAGTGCTTTGCAATAAGTGCGAACATAAGCGTCGCGGGATTGAGAAGAATAGCGCAGCTGAGAATGCTTGGATGCGTAGCGCGGGATGGGGTGAGATATGAAGTTTGAAATATCGGCACATACTTATGAAGAGGGAGGCAGTACAGTTGCTTGGAAGCGCGGCCTGAATTTTGTTGAGGCCGTTGAGGAGGTTGGCGGATGGGGCATGACTGCTGAGAGCATTGCTGAGTTTGCTGCGCTGATTCACAAGACTGCTTTTGAGGATGGTTTTGAATGGGAAGATTGCAACATCGAGAGGATGGATGCTGATCCCTTCACCGTGTACATAGGGGTTGAGTTATGACAATAGAAGAAATGAGCGTCGCGTTAGCGAAACGTCGAATGAGGACGCTTGAGGAGCGCGTCGCAAAGTTGAAGGGATACCTCAACGCTGCGATCAAAGAGGGCGAGGACAATATCGCTGAGAGACTGGAGAACACCATCGCAGACGATGAGCTGCTGATGGCGGAGCTGCAAGAGGTGATTAATGGACGTGGTTGAGATCTTTGTGTGGGTTGTAATGTTCCTGCTGATCTATGGCAGCTTAATGGTTGCCAGCTATTGGGTCGACTGGGTTCTAAAGAAGTTAGGCAAGAAAGGCATTTGGCCGGAGGGGTATTTTAAATGGTAGGTAAAGTCACGTCGTCGCAGAAACCATCTGCATCTGTGTTGCCAGCGATCATGGGGCATAGCCCTTATGAGACACCGCTGGTTGTTTTGGATCGCGCTATCAAGTGCGTTGAGCTAGGAGTGGATCGCCTACCTGATACAGATCGATACATTGAGGCAGCTGATTGGGGCAACAGGCTAGAGGATACGATCCTTGAGGCGGCTGTTCAAAAGTTAGCGAGCTCAGATACCACTGGTCTGATTCGTCTCACCAAGGAATATTCGGAACCATTCAACTACAAGGACATCCTGTCCTGCAGCTTGGATGGCTCAATGACGGCGGAGAATGAGACGTTCACGATCAAGCATGAACCCGAGCGTGGCATCTATCTTATGTCAATTGATGAGGAGATCGAGGTCACCGGCATGGGGATCCTTGAAGCCAAGCTCACTCGGATCGCCCCGCAGGAGAAGCCTGACCTGTGGCGTGGCCCGATCCAGCTGCAAGCTCAAATGCTTTGCACTGGGGCAACATGGGGTGCGATCTGTACGCTGTACCAAGGAGTCGAGCTACGCCTCTTTGTGTACAAACAGAATGTACAGATGCAGCAGGAGATCATCAAAGTCTGCTCGGATTTCTGCCGCAGGGTGCGTGATCGTGATCTCTATCCTGCATTTAGTACGTCTGAAGCAATCAAGAAATATCCTGAACCACAGTTTCCTGAACGTGTGATCGATGCAGACGATGATCTGGCAGAGAAGGTGCAGCGTCTTGCTCACATCCGATCTGAGCTCAAGGCGTATGAGGCTCTGTCCCATGATCTGCAGCTAGATATCATGGAGGCCATGAAGGATGCTTCTTGCGTCAACGCTGGGCATTACAAAGTGACGTGGCCGGTCAGGAATATCAAAGCCAAGCCAGAGCAAGTCAAGGTGATCCCGGCTGTTGCGGCGGAGCAAAAGCGCGGACTAACATTGAAGATAGAAGACCTATGACTAGGCAAGACATCGAGGTGATCGTGGCGATGTACAAAGAGAATGTGTCTTACTCAGAGATCGCCAAGGTAGTTGGCAAGAGCGAGCATATTGTCAAACATTGGGTCAGGAATAACCGGAAAGAGTACGGCCTAGACCGACGCAGGAACTTAGCTGAAAAACTCAACAACCCTTTGTCGTCATCCGCTTGGGCTGACAGTAAGTGGGATATCCAGCGTGGCGTTCAGTGGATTATTAGGAGATGGAAATGACAGACAACCCGTATTGGAGGAACCATAACCACCGGCGTCTCGATCCAGAAGACGTGCTGTTGATTCGTCAGCTGCATGATGAAGGGCTGAGCCAGATAGAAATTTCAGAAAAATTTGAAGTCACCAAGTCTCACGTCAGTAAGATCGTGACCGGAAAAGTGTGGAGGCATTTGTGAAAATAACGATTGAGATTGAAGGCAAGCCAGACGACTTCCAAGAGTTGTTTGTGCCCAGTGATAGGCAGCAAGAGTTTATGGAGATGACGTTCGATGCGTACACAGAAGCGCTCAAAAAATTTATATGGGAAAACATAGACCCGCACAAATTCATTAGGGGGAACAATGAAAGATAAAGATAAGGAGCTGCTTGAATTTATTTCGAGCTTCACCACAGAGCATGGCTTCGCGCCAACATTTACAGAGATGATGGATGGGATAAATGAGAAATCTAAAAGAGGTATCTTTACCAGCTTGGATCGCCTTGTTGAAGCAGGACGCATCAAGCGTGTTGAAGGCAAGTCGAGAGCGATCAGGGTACTTGATTCGACTCCTCAATGAGTTGATCACCCCGAGAATCGAATGCTTACTTTGTGGGCTAGCGTTTATTTTGGTTGGGCTGGTTCGGCCTAGATCTGCATGGACGGGAATGCGTGACGCACTTGAAAAGTAGTGCTAGTATTTAACCACTAGCTCTCTCACTCTCACGCTAGTATTCCCTCACTTGCCCCTCTTCGGAGGGGCTTCTTTTAGCAGCTGCATTTGAATGCGTGATTGCTCGCCTTGGTCAAACCTCGCAGCTTTCCTCCGGTTGTCTGCTTTGGTCAGGATCTGTACGTTATCTGGTACGTCGAGTCCGCATATTAGGTCATGGATCAGAGGGATGATGTGATCGACTTCGTGATTTATACCAGTATCGATAGATAGCAGCTGTGCCTCAAGTCGAATCCTGCGTAGTTCTGTAATGCCCTGATCGGTTGCGACTCGGGAAGACTTTTCAAAGAACCGTCTCTGTCGTACACCACGTTTGTGTGCTCTGGTGTGGTAATACTTGCTGGCGTTTTGTCGCTTTCGTTCTTTGTACTGCTCGTCTCCGTAATCGATCCAGTAATCTTTTTTTGTTCTAGCGCGATTTCGTAAGCGTAGACACTCGCGGCAGTTGCGGTTTTGAGCGAATCGCTCCGACAGATGACCATGCTTACATGGCTTGCCGGTGAAATAGTAAGTAACACCTTGCCTTACCGCCTCAGACTGAGTCGCCGGGTACTTTCTTTTCTCCACCGACTCGACTCCATCAGTAAGACCAGACCGTCGGTCGCGCCCAGCCCTCTTGTGAGGTCAGGTCATCCAAGTGAATGAATCTGCTGCCGCCCTTTTGATTAACCCCAATGCCGGTGAACCCGTGGCCGAGCGCAGCGCAAAGAAAGTTGTATGCGTCCCCGCCACTAAGGGCCACGTCTACTGCGCGGCCGTGGTTGTGGCTTCCGGGCTTCGCTTTCTTCGCCTCTATCGGATGATCCTTGCAGCGGAACGCACTGGTGATCACCATCGGCTGCCCCCAATCCGCTCGGAGACTTGTCAGTTTCTCGATGAACGCTGCGTCCATACCGTCTTGTCCACACCCGCATTGACACCTCATCTCGTCCATTGAAAAGTAGGGGGATTCCCAGCTCACTTTGATTTCCTCTTATCCATAAATCCTTCGACAGCACCCCCAGCAAAATAAAATGACAAAATTATTAGCATGGCATAGTTGATCGAGAACTGATCCATCACCTGAGTCACTGCACTTGGATCGCCTTTACCGGCTATCGTCATGCCTAGAACCAACACATAAGTTAGCAAAAATGTGAACCCAAACATAAGCGCCAGATAGCGCTGGGCTATTTTAAATGGAGCGTAACTTTGAAGCAGCTGCGACTTCGCATCCGCCTTTGCCTTAATCTCTTCTTCAGTGGACGTGTGCATTGAATCGATCAAGTCTAACCCTTTCGAGATCACGTCACCTGAACCAAGCATTTTGCTAATAACACCTAACATTAGATTTCCTCAATCTTGATCTGATCTGATGGGATGCAGATCGAATCATAATTAACTTTCGGCTGCGGGGCAGTAGATAAAAAGAAATCTCTTGCCTCAAAGCAATCATTCATTGTGGGATACATTCCAATGGGTGAGACAATATATCTATTCGCCTCAAGGAAAATTGCAAATAATACCCATGTCATGGTTGGTCACCTCTGCTGCGACAGCCAGTAAAAGATGTACCCTAGTATCCCGACGGCTGAGAGGATGCCAATGCCCAAAGTAACAAAAAGCACCCCATCAATAATTTGCTTTTTACGTTTAGCCTTTTTTGCCTTCTCTTCATGTTCTGCTGCCTTGCGGCTTTCTTTCATTTCTTTCTGGTAGGCAAGCCAGTCTTGGTACATACCTCCGCGCCCCTGCCACACCATCATTTCCTTCAGAGCTTTTTCTTGTTCTTTGAGCTGCTCTACAGCCATGAACGCTTGAAGGTCAGACTTGTATCCATGCTCGTGAGCTTTCTTTTGGATCTCCGCCTTGAGTCCAAAGTAATCTGCTAGCGCCTCGCCAGCTTCATAAAGCTCCTTGCCATTTGCGATTGCTTCCTTGATCACTCCAAAGGCAGCATTCGCAGCAGCAAGTTCAGCTATCATCAGGAAGCTTCCTGCCCAATAACTTCTGAACAGTTCGCGTTTCGTAAATTCTGATTGCAGTCCAGACTAATGTAAAAAGCGCTGCCATTGGAGGCAGGATTTCGCCCAGCGTCCCGACAACAGTGAATACGCTAACAGCGTCAACGACTTGCTTTGTACTCTCTGTTGCTAGGTTCTGGGCCATGGCATCTATCCTAACCAGTAAGTACGGCCAGCAGCGGCCGTGTCTTGCAATCCAGAAACATCCTTCCCGTTGTCTACCCAGTTAGAATCAAGAAGTTCCATTTCTAAATAGCGGACTAAGTTTCCGACTTGACTCTTCTTTTCTTCGTCAGGGGCATCGCGCATTC